AGAGGCGAGTTCCCTAACGCTGATGATGATTCAGTCATACCAATGGAACTGGCAAGAAACGCTGTCGACAGAGACGTAGCACTAACAACCAAAGCACCTATTGTTTGGGGATTAGACGTTGCACGTTTTGGCGGAGACAATTCTGCACTATGTATAAGACAAGGCAACACTGTTCTTGAAATTAAGACTTTCAAATCGATGGATTTAATGCAATTATGCGGTGCAGTTAAAAACTTATATGACGACAGTACCGTCATGGAACAACCACAAGAAATACTTATAGACGTAATTGGTCTTGGTAGTGGTGTTGTAGATAGACTAGCTGAACAAAATTTACCAGTAAGAGGAGTTAATGTTGCAGAAGCACCATCGACTAAGAAAAACTATTTGAACTTAAGAGCTGAATTATGGTTCGCAATCAAAGATTGGTTGGTGCTGCGTAATTGCCGACTTCCTAATGATGATGAGCTTGTATCAGAATTGGCAGCACCTAGTTATAAATATACATCAACTGGAAAAATAAAAATAGAGTCAAAAGACGAAATGAAAAAAAGAGGTGTTAAGTCTCCAGATAAAGCTGACGCACTTGCACTAACGATGGCAAGTTCCGCTGCAAGTTTTAGTGGTGGCGAGAACTTTTTAGGGTATAATTTCAAGAAACCCTTGACATCAAGAATAATCAGAGTGGGATAAATTTATGGAATACGACAAAGATCAAGAAATCGAAGAGTTACAAGTAGAAGATTCTTACAATGAAGAAGAACTACAAGGCGTACTTAAGTCCGAAATGGATGACGCTAAAGACTTTATCGACCAGATAGACCAGGACAGAGCTGACGCTACTGACTACTATCTTGGAAACTCGCCAACAGCTCAAAGCTCTATGCAATCAGAGTTTGTATCAACCGATGTTAGAGACAGCGTGTTATTCATGCTGCCATCAATCATGCGTACATTCTTTGGTACTAATAAGATAGTAGAGTTCATACCTCATGGCCCAGAAGACATACAACTAGCCAAACAACAAACAGATTACATTAACTATGTCATCCAACAAAAAAACCCAGGCTTCAAAGTTTTATACGATGCGTTCAAAGATGCACTCATTAGAAAAACTGGTTTTGTAAAAGCCTACTGGGATGACAGCATTACTGCATCAACTCACGAATATACAGGACTGTCACCAGAAGCCTATCAAGCTATTACCCTTGACCCAAATGTAGAAGTCATTGAAGAAAAAATTGAAATGCAAAGCATGACAATGATGAATCCTGAAACTGGCGAAGAGATAACTCAAGAAACTCCAGCTAGTTACGATGTAAAAATTAGAAGAATTAAACCTAAAGACCAAGTGGTAATTGAAGCAGTACCAACAGAAGAAGTATTAATTTCAAGACACGCTAGAGACTTAAATACTTCTCCATACGTTGCACACAGAATGGTTAAGACTGTAAGTGACTTGGTTGCTATGGGTTATGACAAAGAACAAATGGAACAGTTTGCTGGTTCTGGTAGTGCGGTTGATGAAGACTCCTACGACTTAGAACAAGCAAGAAACCCATACGCAGATTTTACTGGTGTTGATAGAGCAGACAGTAATAGTAAAAGTGTTCTCTATGTAGAGCATTATGTTTTTTATGATTTAGATGGTGATGGCATAGATGAAAGGATTAGAGTATGCACTGTAGGGAATGGATTAAATATTGTTAACTCAACACCCTGGGATGATTTACCTATTACACTCTTCTGTCCCGATCCAGAGCCACATACCTCCATTGGCTCATGCCCCGCGGACTACTTGATGCCTATTCAAGCAGCTAAATCTCAGATAATGAGAGATACCCTTGATAGTCTAGGCCACGCCATCTTCCCAAGAATGGGTATAGTAGAGGGACAAGTCAATATTGATGACGTTCTTAATACTGACATAGGACAACCAATAAGAATGAGAGCACCAGGAATGGTTCAGCCTTTCTCTGTGCCTTTTGTTGGTAAAGAAGCCTTCCCAGTATTGTCTTACTTAGACGAAGCAAAAGAAAACCGCACAGGTGTTTCTAAGGCTTCAGCTGGACTAAACGCAGAAGCATTACAATCTACAACTTCCGCAGCTGTATCGGCTACTATGTCTGGAGCTCAAGGAAGAGTAGAACTTATCTGTCGTCACTTTGCTGACGGAATGAAAGATTTATTTAAACTTGTAAACTCACTTGTTATCAAACACCAAGAAGGTCAAGACATGATGAGACTTAACAACGAGTTTATTCCTATTGATCCTAGATACTGGGATGCTGATAAAGATATGGTAATTAATGTTGGTATTTCTAAAAACTCTGACGAAGAAAAGTTCCAAGTCCTAACAGCACTATCACAAAAACAAGAACAAATATTACAAACTCTAGGCCCTAACAATCCTTTGGTTAATTTACAGCAGTATGCAAACACTTTAACTAAAATGATTGAGATGGCTGGATTTAAAGATGCAACAACATTTATAAATACAACTGTACCTCCAATGCCTCCGCAACCACCAGAAGCAGCCAAACCTTCTCCAGAAGAAATGTTGGCACAAGCCGAAGCAATGAAGGCACAGAACTTAGCACAAAAAGCTATCATTGATGCAGAGACAGATAGAATGAAAATCATTATGGATGACGACAGAAACCGTGATGAACATGAAGCTGACTTAAAAGTTAAGATTGCAGAATTACAAGCTAAGTATGGTGCTCAAATAAATGTAGCAGAAATAAATGCAATTATGGAAAGAGATAGAGAAGCGATTAGACAAGTAGCAAAAAACCAATCGCAAGGAATGTTTACTAATGGCAACAACCCACCAATCGGATAAGATTTACGACCTAGAATTTCTTGACGGAGATTTTATCTATGTTGGCTCTGACATAAAAGCTAAAAACCTAGAAGAAGCAAAAAGAGTGGCGATGATATTTTTACAGATACCACACGACTCAGAGCTTATATCTTCTAAAGTAACTTTAATACATTAATCAAGGAAGAAGAAGTAGTGAACCGTGAAGAATACATAGAAAATTTAAGACAAGGATTGTATACACAAGCACAAAAACCACCTCAAAGCACTATTGAGCCATTACCCTTTGGCTATAAAATGCCTTCTAAAAATCCTAGTATAAGAAAATTACAAAAACTGTCTGAATTTGCTAAAAATATGTTTAAGGTAGAAACACCTCTAGATGCGGTTTTAGCAGGTCTTGCTCCAGCTAAAGCATTAAAAGCAATACCTAATCCAAAAGATTTGATGTTTCTTCACCAGGTTAAACCAGAAGCAATTAAAAGCTATGCTCAAATGGGAGGAGTACCATCCCCAAGTTTAGCGGTAACGCAAAAAAATATACCCTTTGAAGGATTTGGTGAAATAACCTTGGTTGGTAAACCTAGTGCGTTTGATCCGTCTGTAAATCCAATGAATAAAATATATACAGCTGATGCCTTCACACCTAGAGCTCCGAAAAAAATACAGGTAGCTAAAAAAAATGCATCAGAAGAAATTATAAAAGATTTTAAACCATATCTTGATAAGGGTGTTGATTGGCAAGAAAAGCAACTATTACAAACAAGTGAGAGATTAAAAGATTTAGAAAAACCTAGGGCTGATAATTTGGCTGAATATGATTTTGAAATGGTTGTAGATAATTTTTTGGGGAGCAAAACGGTAGAAAAAAAATTTTTAAAAGACACGGGAAAAGATGTCAAAAATATGAGATCTAACAACAAAATATTTAAAGAATGGAAAGAGGAGCAAAAGAAAAAATATTTTCTTGACGATGCTTATTTTTTACAACGTGATGGTGTTATGGGTCATGTTGAATCTACAAAACCATATACACTAAACAACGTGGTATCAGAAATGGTTAGTCAAAAGCAAATTGGAGGCGAAGGATTTACTGCTGACATGATTGGACCAAATAGATTGGCAGCCTTAATGACAGGTTCATTCCGTAATTTAGACGACATTAAAAAATCCAAAGATAGACTAAAATCTAATACTCCATTCTTTGATTTAGAAGGAGAAATTGATGATGTGGTTGAAAAATTTTTAGGGTATGAAAGTCCTGGTTTTAGTGAAAGTGTTATGATGGATGTTGGAGAATCATTACTTCAAGGAAATGACTCTATAAATGCTGTTAAAAGTGCTGTTTTTTATCAAAATCGTTATGAACTTAATGATGCGTTATCAAATCAACAAATGGACGATCTTTCTCAAAAGTTACACAATGCCTTTCAAAATAATGCTAATAGACCAGTTAGTTACTTTGAGGCAAAACCCCAAAGAGCTGTAGATTTTGATGAATTTGCTGGAGCTATAGTAAATAAAAATACACCCCCTGAAACAATAAATCTTTTAAATTCTATGGGTTTAAAAGTGAAAACATACGACCCTTTTGAAAATTTCGATAAAACAAAAGCAAGAGATGCATTTGGAAAATATATGTTTGGTGCAGCTCCAGTAGGTGCAACCAGTTTGTTATTACAGGAGGATTAAAAATGACTAAAAAATATATTCACGTTAATCAACACAAGATTAGAGCAAATAAAAAAAATGGTACTAACGAGCCTGTTATTACCATTAAAGAAGGAAGAACAAATACTTATTGCCATGAGATAAAAGTATTGGGTGAATGTACTATTAGATATGGTGGTAATGATAAACCTATATTACCTTGTGGTGCTAGAGTAGTTATTGAAACTGAAGCACCTTACGAGATAGTAAAACCAAAAGATTATGTGGAGGCCAAATTAAATGGCAATAACATATAGAGGCGAAAGGTTCTCTGGTTATAACAAACCTAAGAGAACACCTAGTCACAAAACTAAATCACACGCTGTTCTAGCAAAGGTTGGAGATGTCATAAAACTTATTCGCTTTGGTCAACAAGGTGTTAGCGGTGCTGGTAAAAATCCATCATCAGCTAAAGACAAAGCAAGGAAGAAATCATTTAAGGCAAGACACGCCAAGAATATTTCTAAAGGTAAACTGTCTGCTGCTTACTGGGCAGACAAAGTAAAATGGTAAGGAGATACTATGTCACTATATGAAAATATAAATAACAGAAAGAAAAATAAAACAAGTAGAACTAAAAAGAAATCTACTATCACTAAGAAAGCCTACGCAAATATGAAAGCTGGTTTTCCTAAGAAGAAGAAAAAATAATGAAAGGCCTTAAACATTACAAAAGAGATGGAACTGAACACAAAGGCAATTCTCACAAAATGCCTAACGGACATTTACATTCTAATAAAAATCACACTGCAACAAGTGTAAGGCTATTTCATTTTAACGAATTAAGTGAAACAGCTAAGAAAAAAGCTAAAGGCAAAAAGTAACTTGTCTTACTTACTTGGTAAATATTTAGAATGGTCTTTTAAAAGAAAAGCAAAGAAACTTAATAAACATTTGCATGAATACAAAAACAAAGAAACAAAGAAAACAGACAGTTAATTCTTTGGCTAAAATACAACAACTATATAAAAATAAAAATGATAGAAAAACTAATAAAACCAGTAAGCGAACTTCTTGATAAGTTCATTCCAGATGCAGACACAAAGCAAAAGATTGCACATGAAATTGCAACCATGTCTGAAAAGCACGTTCACGAAATTGCTAAAGCACAAATAGAAGTAAACAAACTTGATGCTAAAGGCGACTGGTTTCAATCATCATGGCGACCAGCTACAGCATGGATTTGCGTATGTGGTTTTGCAGTAAACTTTTTAATCAGTCCACTTGCTGCTCCATTTGGTATTGTCGTACCACAAGCAGACACATCAACTATGCTACCTGTACTTATGGGTATGCTTGGTCTTGGTGGACTAAGATCATACGAAAGGGTCAAAGGCGTAGGGAAATAATGTCTTGGGTAAACTTTAAAGAAGAAGAGTTTTCTTGCAAACACTGTGGTAAAAATGGTATTTCACACGAACTAATAAATAAGTTACAATCACTAAGAACAGAGCTGGATTTTCCCTTTATTATAACTTCTGGGTACAGGTGTGAAGACCACCCAATAGAAGCGAAGAAGAAAACTCCAGGAACTCATGCAGAAGGCCTAGCAGCTGATATATATGTAAGAGGAGATAAGGCTCTACAAATAGTATCGAAAGCTAGAGATTATGGATTTACTGGTATTGGCGTAAACCAAAAAGGTGACTCTCGATTTATACACTTAGATATTTCAGAAGAAAAACCAAACAGACCAAGACCACACATTTGGAGTTATTAATGGACAACCCTATTTTATTTTGGAACGCAATCATTACGTTGGTGTATGTTCCTATTATCTATAGTATCCGTACTAACGCGGCAGATGTTAAACGAGTTGAAATACTTGTTAATAAAACCAGAGAAGAAATCCCAACACGCTACGCAACCAAACAAGACCTCCATTTAGACATGCAAAGAATTTTCGATAGATTAGACAAATTAGACGAAAAAATTGATAAACTAATAGCTAACTAGGAAATAATTATGCCAACAACATACGACCCAGAAGAATATATCGCAGCATTAGGCGATGCAACACCTTTAGTCAATCAACCTGGAGGCTACCAAGGAACGATTGATATCTTAAACCAATTTGCAGGGAACAAGGGTAGTGGTAGCTACAACATTCCTAATGGTGGATTTACTATGCCAACAACAGACCCTACTTATTCAAGTGGATTAAACTATGCTCAATCAATAGCTGGTGGCCAAAACGTACCTAATATGATTGCACCAGGTATAAGTTATTCAGCAGAACAACCAGGTGGTTATACTCAAGCAGACTTAAATGGCACACCACCACCTCCACCACCTGTATATAAAGAACCTGATGATCCTAGCTTTTTTGGAACTGGTATTGGTGGCGTAAGAATACATCAAGACCGAAAAAATATACCGTTTAGAAATATCTTTGGTAATATGTCTGACGTTACTGGATATCAAGCTCCAACAGAGCAAGAGCCTCCAGTACAATTACCACCACAAGAATTTAATATAGAGCAAATTCTTCAAGATATAGCTGATTCAGGAATAGATCTTCCAAACATACCAGGCCCAGTTGATATGCCTTTTCCTCCAAATCAACCAGATCAAATATTTATAGATGATAGTCCTTTTATTGAAGAAGATATATTTACTCCAAGAGAATTAGTACAAGGCCCAGTTGATATGCCAATACCAATGGATATACCTGAATCATTAATAATTCCAAAAGTACCAGATGAACTATTTATTGATAATATGTCAAGGTTTATCGATATACCAAGTGAAGATTATAAAGTACCACAAGTGCCACTTAATAATCTATTAAATCAAAATCCACCACAAGGACCAGTTGGTATGTCTCCACAAGAAACAGCAAAAGTATCATCACAACAAGAGTTACTAAATTTAATTTCTAATAAAGACATCTTACAAGAAATACCAGCTGATGATGGAGTAAGAAATCAATACCAGGTTGAGCTTAATGAATTTATAAATAAGTCTCCTATAAACATGGATACATATAAAGAAGAACTACCAGTAGGTAGTGCAATCAATTTAGGAATACCAGCATTTATGGAAGCAGTAGTTCCTATGGCTGTACCAGGATTAGGATTAGTAAAAAATATTTCTGATTCTTTCCAGAATGATTTTTCACCAAGTGGTTTACAAAGTTTTGAGCCATCACCAGTTCCATCATTTACACCTGGTATTGACTATTCACAAGTTAGAAGATTTGGAAGATAATTAATGCCATCACAAGAAGATATTTTAAATTCAAACGAAGCAGAGTTAATTCTTAACGCTGAAACTTTCACAAACGCAATCGAAGAACTTAAAAATGAATACATAAATTTATGGTTATCATCCAAGCAAGATGATATAAGTAAAAGAGAAAATTTACACAAAGCAATCAAACTATTACCAGAAGTCGAAAGACATCTACGCATTATCGTAGAGAAGGGTAAAATCACAAAAGCTCAATTAGGAAGATTGCACAAAGTTGTGTAAAATTTAGATAAGTATTGTTAAAATATTACTTTACATTTTTAAGGAATGATTATGACCAACAACGCAAAGCCGATTGGTTTACAAACAAACATGCAAGAGACAGAACAATCTTTTGAAAGTTTTTTGACTCCAGACGAGCAACCAGAAAACGAAATAGAAGAACAAGCATCGGAAGAGCTAGTTAACGAAGAGGAAGTTATCGAAGATAATGAATCTTACGAAGAAGAGCTTGAAGCAGATGTATATGAAGACGAACCTCAAGAAGATCAAGTAGAAGAAGAGGAGTCCGAGCAACCACAGCTATATACAATTAAAGTAGATGGCGAAGATACACAGGTCACGCTTGAAGAACTCCAAAACGGATACAGTCGCCAAAGAGATTATACGAGAAAAACTCAGGAGTTAGCTCAACAGCGAAAAGCTATTGAAGCTCAACAACAAGAGGTTTCTCAAAAAGACGCAATTTATTCACAGTTGTTACCAAAAATGGAAGCGACTTTGAAGGGCGAGTTAGGAAACGAGCCAGATTGGAATGCACTTTACGAAGCAGACCCTATTGCTTATGTCCGTGAAAAAGACATCTGGAATGAGAAAAAGCAAAAGTTACAATCCGTACAGGCTGAATCACTAAGACTCCAACAAGAGTCTCAAGTTGAACAGCAAAAGAAACTTCAACAGTTTGTTGAATACGGAAATCAACAGTTGCTTGAACAAATACCAGAATGGCAAGATAACGAAATGGCATCAAAAGAAAAGATGGCAATTCGTGATTATGGTGTTAATGTTCTTGGGTACACACCTCAAGAGATGGACAGCGTTTATGACTACCGAGTTTTACTTGGTTTAAGAAACGCATGGCTACAACATAAGACACAACAAGCGACTAAAGTGAAACCAACTGAAAAGAAAGCGGCAGCTCGAACCGCACGACCTGGCACTTCAAACGTACCCAAGACAACAACTCCTGTGAAGAGAGCACGTCAAAAATTAGCTAAGACTGGAAAGGTTCAGGATGCAGCTAAATTATTTGAACAATTAATATAAACTTTTAAAACATAGGAATTAAATATCATGGCAAAAGTAACAAACGCATTTGATACGTATTCAGCGACTTCTGATAGAGAACAGTTGAGTGACGTAATTTATAACATCTCACCACAAGCTACTCCATTTATGAGTGCTATTGGTAAAAACTCAATCAAGAACGTAGTTTTCGATTGGCAAACAGAAACTCTACCAACTGTTGATGCAGCTGGTGAACTAGAAGGCTTTAGATTAGACGGAGCTACTTCAGCTTCTACTGCTACAACTAGAGTTAGTAATGTTGCAATGATCTCTTCAAGAGATGCAACTGTATCTGGTTCTCAACAAGCATCTGACCCAGCTGGTAAAAAATCAGAAATGGCTCATCAATTAGCTATTATGGCTAAAGCATTGAAAAGAGACATGGAAACAGCTCTCTGTCAAAATGGTGGTAAGACAACTGGTAACGCAACAACAGCTAGAAAAACTGGTGGCTTTGAATCTTGGATAAAATCCAATTACAGTAAAGCAGCATCAGGTGCTCCTACTGGTGGTGGTACAGCTCCAACAGACGGAACTCAAAGAGCTTTAACTGAAACTTTACTTAAAGCAGTATTACAATCTTGTTTCACAAACGGTGGAGAGCCTTCAATGGCAATCTGTGGCCCTGTAAACAAGCAGAAAATATCTGGTTTCACAGGTAGAACTAACTCAAGACAAATGGTTGATGCAAACACAGTAGAGGCTTCTGTTTCTATTTATGCTTCAGACTTTGGTGAGTTAAAAATTATTCCATCTAACTTCAGTAGAGAAAGATCACTATTATTAGTTGATCCAGACTATGCTAAAGTTTCTTTCCTAAGAGACTTTAAAACAGTTGATATCGCTACTGTAGGTGATGCACAAACTAAGATGATTGTGACAGAATATGGATTAGAAATGAGCAACGAAGCTGCTCACGGTATAGTCGCAGATTTAACAACTTCATAAGTTAGTTAGAATTAAGGGAGAGCTTCGGCTCTCCCGCCCTTATTTAACATGGCAACAAAACGTACAATCACAGACCATAAAACTGGTTATAAATCAGAGTTCATTACCGAAGATGACAAGCTGGTTTATCATACGACTCAAGATGTTGCTCCCGTCATTGACCACGTTAAGAAACTAAGAGACAATACACTTAAGCCTGGAAAAGATATGCGACACATTGCTGAAGTCCCTATGGTGATTTGGCAAAAGGCATTACGCGAAGGCTGGTCAAAGGATAGAGCTAAATGGAAACAATGGCTCAACGACCCAGATAATAAAGTATTTAGAACTTGGCAAGGTAAAGTATGACATATGCAGAATTAAAAACAGCAATAGCAAATTATCTTAATAGATCAGATTTAACGTCTGATATAGATACGTTTATCGATAATGTCGAAGCAGAACTTAACAGAAGGTTAAGAACCAAAGACATGATTAAAAGAGCAACTGCTACAGCTGACTCACAATATTTAACAGTTCCAACAGACTGGATAGAGGCAATTAATGTAGAAATTACATCAAACGATTTCAGTCCTTTATTCCAACAATCTATAGAGTCCTTAGATGTCTATAGAAAATCAAATAACAACTCTGTAGGTCAACCAGTTTATTTTGCAATGGTTGATGACTCTATAGAATTAGCACCAACTCCTGATGGAGAATATACCCTACAGCTAACTTACTATGCTAAAATATCTGCATTAAGTGATACCAATACAAGTAACTTTGTATCAGTCTCGCACCCAGATGTTTATTTATATGGTGCATTAAAACATGCTTCTATCTTCTTAATGGAAGATGAAAGAATACCAATGTTCACTCAACAGTTTGAGAAAGCATTAGAAGAAATGAGACTCGAACAAGAGAAAGCTGCATTTGGTAAAGGTTCTTTAATGATGAGAAGAAGAACTTACGGAAAAAAACAAAAAAGAAATTATTACTACGGTAATTAATAAAGGAGAATAGAATGGCTGGATTTTCAGATTATTTAGAAAACAAAGTTGTTGGTCATGTATTTGGTGGATCAGCCTATACAGCTCCATCAACATTATATGTAGCATTATATACATCAGCACCAAGTGATACTGGTGGAGGAACAGAAGTTTCTGGCGGAGCTTACGCAAGACAAACAGCAGCTTTTACCATATCTGCTGATACAGCATCAAACACATCAGCTATAGAATACCCAACAGCTACAGCCGATTACGGTACTGTTGTTGCAGTAGGTGTTTTTGACGCTTCATCATCTGGTAACTTACTTGCTTATGGTAACTTAACTACAAGCAAAACTGTTTCTAATGGAGATGTATTTAGATTTAATGCAGGTGCTATAGACATAACTGTAGCTTAATAACATGGCTTCAGTTGGCTATGGTTTTGGTGGATACGGTAAGTCTTACTGGGGAACACCACAATTTGAATTAGCTGAAAGCTCAATCACAGCAACATCAAACCTAACTGCGGTTGGTGTTGTACCTGTAACTGGAGAAGCGTTAATAACTGCTTCTTCTAATGTCACAGCAGTTGGACTCGTACCAATACAAGGTGCATCATCTATAACAGCAACATCTAGTCTTACATCAGATGCAGTCATAGTTAAGTTTGGTGCGTCAAACATATCAGCAACATCTAACCTAACCGCTGTAGGTACACAGATTGATATTGGTGGCGTTATCATGGCGGCATCAACAAGTCTTAGTGCAGTAGGCACACAAATTGATGTTGGTGAATCAAATATTACCGCATCTACAAACGTAACTGCTGTTGGTGTCTTTATCGTATCAGCGGCAAGTCAAATAAACGCTACAACCAACCTAGATGTCACTGGTTCACTGATTCAGTTTGGCACTTCTAGTATTCAACAAACAAGTGGTTTTTCTGCGATAGGTAGTTTAAAATGGGAAGACCAGACTGTAGCAGATACTATTTACACAGACCAATCACCAGCTACAACAACTTGGACAGATCAGTCCTCAACAAATACTAATTGGACTGACATCGCAGCATAAACAGGAATAAATTATGGCAGATACATTTACAACGAATTTAAACTTAACTAAACCAGAAGTAGGAGCATCTACAGACACCTGGGGAACAAAGCTAAACGCTGACCTCGACACACTTGATGCGATCTTTAGTTCTTCTGGAACAGCAGTAAGTTTTGGTAACGTAACAGTTGCAACTTTAACATCTACAGGAAATATCACAGGTACACTTGCTACAGCAGCACAAACCAATATAACTAGCGTAGGAACTCTTACAGGTTTAACTGTAAATGGTAATGTTTCAGTAGATGGTGGAACAATTAAACTTGATGGTAATTATCCAACTGGTAGTAATAATGTTGCTTTAGGTGATTCTGCTTTATCAAGTGGTTCTTTATCAGGTGCTAATAATACTGCTATAGGTAGAGAATCTATGCTTTCTAATACTTCAGGAGCTTCAAATACTGCTTTAGGTTCTACATCTTTAGACGGTAATACAACAGGAAGTTTTAATACAGCTATTGGTCAGGCATCATTAACAGCAAGTACCACAGCTAGTAACAATACAGCAGTTGGATATGCCTCTTTAGGAGCAAACACTACAGGAGCTCAAAATACAGCAGTAGGAAGATTAGCTTTAGACGCTAATACAACAGCAAATGCTAATACAGCTATTGGTAATGCTTCATTAACAGCAAATACTACAGGTGCAGA